AGCGCGCAAAGCTTAGCGGCCTGCTCGGCATACTCTGGCCGGTAGGCTGTAGGCCTTCCACGTTCAGACATCACATTCCTCGGGATACGGATTTGCCTCTGCCCGCGCTCTTAACCGCACATGACGGGAAAGAGGGGCAATGAGTGATAAGCTTGCGTTATCAGTCGCGGGAACGAATGAAGCCTATCTATACCAGCAAGGCGAGGCCGGCGCATGGTGGAATAGCGGCGCATCATTGGGCTACCTGTGCCTTCTGGCGAAACTGAGCGAGGCGGCGTCATGCCCGTTCAACTCCATCGCGGCGCAGTGAGCGCTAGGAGCCTCGCTATTCCCTTGCGGGAATTGGGAGATGCCGCAGCGACCGGGACGAACCCCAATCCTTACCTGCCCCGGGGCAGGCTGCCCGACTTACCCCGAGAAATCCTCAGGACCGGACTGCGGCAAACTGAAAATTCAGGCAAGGAAACTGGCGCCTGTGAAAAACCTGCAAAACCTCGGGAAACCGCCACGCTACCCTTGCCGTCTCCATGGCGAATATCCGTCAATGTCCCTGCCAGAGCGATGGAGGTGTGTGATTCGGCCCTGCAAGCTTGTCACACACCCGCCCCACCGGGCTCTCTGGCTGGCGATCCCGGCATTCTGACTGCCTGGACCCCTCTGCCCCGATCCATCGCGGGGCAGTTGCATTTAGGAATCTACCATCCCCATAAATTCTGCCAACCCTATTGACGGGCGTTTGTCCCCTGATTCGCGCCCACAAGCCTCCACCACGGAGCGGTGACGATCTCCGCAGGGGCCCGGCGAGTATTCCCTATGACGAAGGTCCGCCCGACAGCCGCAAATCACCTTTCCAGAAAGGTATTATAATACCACATGGAAAGTCAACTACGCCGCGACAATCTCGGATGGCTTTACCCATGGATTTCCAAGGGACCCTAGTGATATTTGCACTCTGTCCTCGCCGTTGGTCTTGATGACCGTGGCCGTCACGCCATGCAGGATCGTGTTGAGCCTGTTCACAAACACCTTTGCGCCGCGTGGGAATTCACGGTCCAGCGTCTCACCTCGGTGCTTTCGAGCCGCTCGCGTATCGTCAAACTTCATGTCGATCTCATCGAGATAGATTTCCTCGACGGCCGAAGCCGGTACGGCGACTGGATGCTTTTCGAGGTCACCGAGAATATCCTCGACACCCTCACAGGCCCTGACGAAGCCGAAATGCTCTGCACCAGTTGGCAGCCCGACAAACAGGTAGCGCAGCAGCAAGGGCCGCTCGATCTCTCGATAGGTGTTCGTGCGCTTGTTGAACTTTTCGATGCGCTGACGGGGTAGATAATGGTCAAAGCCGGCCTGCCGCAGATTATCGGCAGCCTTCTGCTCGCATTTGATATTTGTCCTCACGACATACCAACGCTTGGATTTGTCGATGCCGACCTTTGCCATGCTTTCCTCGATCAGTTGCCGCCTACCGGAATTTCGGATGGGTGAGCGCAGCCAAGATCATTTCTTCCGCGATCATCTTGTTGATGTGCTGCGACCGGCCGCTGTTGACGTAGGCCATGAGGCCGGTCGGCTCATGCGTAGCCTTGACGCCGGAATGACCCCCGACATGCTGCCCACCGCGAGCGTCAATGCCGGGGACCGGGTAGACCTCGAATTTCAAGTCCTCGGCTCTGATCATCCCTCCACCTCGCTCAGGGCGGCCGTCCTCTTGAGCGACGAAATGATCGTCGTATGATCGCGGTTCACCGCCTTGCCGATCTGAGCGAACGACAAATCCGGGCGATGAACACGAATGGCTCTGATGGCGGCGTGTCGGGCGGCCACAACGTCCTTCTTCCTGCTGTCGCCAATGATTTCTGCGACCGGGATGCCGTGGAGCGCTGCGACGTGGGCGACAATCTCTCTGGCTGGCGTTTTCGATCCAGGCTTGATGGATGACAGCGCCAGACCGGCCTCTTTTGCCCTGTCCGCTTCCTGCTCTGCCATGGCGTGCTCGAACGCCTCCCGTTTCCGCTGCGCTTCTGCGGCTTTGGCGGCATCTGCTCTGGCCTTTGCGACTGCTTCCGCGCGCCGGTGCTTTTCCATCGCGCGCCGGTAGAATTTCGGGTTGTATCCGCGATAACGCAAAAATCTCTCGTGGTCGTAGTCTGGCGTGCTCATGCCGGCACCTTCGTTTCTTCGGTCAATCTTTCAGGGCGCAGGAAGCGCTCGGCGGCGATAAGGTCTTCAGGAACACGGCAGCCCGGATCGCCCGGCTTCGGGCCCCACAGCCACGTTTTCCACTGGCCGGTGCTGCGGGCCATGGCGAGGGTCTTGGCCCACTTGGCGCGCTGTTCGTCTGGCGGAAGCCCTTGCTCCCACTGGCCGAGAGTGACCGGCTCTTTTGGCTTGAGAAGGCCCTTGCCGGCTGCAATGCGCTGTTCGTAGGCGTCCCTGATTGCGGGAACGAAATAGGCCCATGAGCCTGCCGGGCGCGTTAGCTTCGACGCCCGAGCCCTGATCGTCGGCAGAATATCGGTTTCGAGGTCGCATCCCGCTTCGAGAAGTCCGTAGATCGAGGAAAGCACCAGAGCGCCGTGAGGCTGGATTTTATCCCCAGCGGCTTCGAACAACTTGGCGTCGAGCTTTTCGAGGTCGGTTTCCTCGCGCGCAGCTTCTGCTGACGGTTCCCTTGACGGTTCGAACGAAGTGGGCGCGGCAACTGGTTCCGGTGAGATCGGCGCTATCTGCCGGTGAGATTGGCGCGATTTGCCGGTGAGATTGGGCTTACCGGCAGATTTTGCCGGTTGGTTTTTGAGCGCCAAACAGATCAAATCGGCAGCGCGATAACCATCATCCCGACGCCTCGGCTCACGGGTGAGAAGCCCTGCATCTTCCAGCTTCTGGAGCCATTCACGCACCGACCGCTCGGATAATTCCGTTTCTTCGGCAATCGTCTTTTGAGAAGGCCAGCATTTCCCGTCCTCGTCCGCATAGTTCGCCAAGCAGATCAGGACAACCTTTCCCGCCGCCGACCCTGTCTTTTGATCGATAGCCCACGCGACAGCCTGAATGCTCACATTCTTGCTCCATTCCTGATCGCACCGCATGCCATGTCCGCGAACAACTCGACGGTTTCGAGCGGGCCATTGCGCTGCTTGCTGATGATGAATTCGAGGGTGTTCTGGCAGTCGATTAGGCGCTGGGTGCGCTCCTGCTCCCGCTCGCCTGACGCCTTCTCCCGTTCGAGGTAATAGCTCTCTCGGTAGAGGAAGATGATCGTGTCGGCGTCCTGCTCGATGGAGCCACTATCGCGAAGGTCAGAAAGCTGCGGGCGCTTGTTATCGCGGCTTTCTACGGCACGATTGAGTTGCGACAGGAGAACGACCGCTATGCCATACTCACGCGCCAAAGATTTGAGCGCGGCTGTCATCTCGGATATCTCGTGAACCCGGTTGCCGCTGTATCGCGAAGAAGCTCTGATCAGGCCCAGATGGTCGATCATGAGAACGTCGAGCGACTGATTTGACTTGGCGAATTCGTCCATCATCATTTCGGCCTTCACCCGGATATCCGTGATGGACAGGCCGGATTGTTCCTCGATGATGATCGGAAGCCGGTCGAGGTCTTTGGTTGCGTTCTCAAGCGCGGCCAGATCGTCATCCGATACCTGGCCCCGGATTATATCGGCATAGGGAACCTTGACGTGCCAGTCATAGGCTATGTCCGACACCGCGCGGGCAGCCAGCTTGTCGGCGTCCATCTCAAGGGAGATGAAGCCAACGCCTGCTCCAGCCTTTGCGGCCTTGATGGCTGTAGAAAGGGCGACGGTGGTTTTGCCGGCGCTGGGGCGGGCACCAATCAGGGTCAGGTCGCGGCGCTGCATCCCGCCAGTGAGGCGGTTCACGTCCGATAGACCCCATGTGATGCCAGTCAGGCCCCGTCCACGCTGCGCGGCCTCTCTGGCAGAAGCAAACGCATTCCCGGCAGCGCTCGCCAGCGACATGCGCGTCTTGCGGCGTGGGCCGGATCGCATTTCAGCAGAGACAAGATCGAGGTCGGAGGAAAGCGACTGGATGAGCTTTCGCGGATCGGAGTTTGGATCGTTAGCAGCGGCGTGCATGCTCGCGGCCAATTCCCCAGCCTTGAGCCGCGCCCATTGCTCGACCACAGCAAGCGCTGCCCTGTCCAGGCTGTGATTTCCCGCAACATTGAAGTCAGACAGGCTCGCCATATACGCAGCAGGGCTCTTGCCGGTTTTGCTCGAAAACACGGTCGCTGTATCGTCCGGCAGCAGTTTTGCTACGCTCGGCACCGTGGCCGATCCAAAACGCTCATTGGCCGTGACGATGGCTCGGTAGAGAATACGGTGCAGATCATGGACGAAATGATCCTCCCGCAGGAAGGACATGACCTTGCGGTAGTCGCCTCCAAACAGCAGAGCGCCAAGCACAATTTGCTCAAGCTCTGGGACATATCCGGTGATGGGCGATTGATCCGTCATGCCGCACCTCGACGGGGAACTGGTATCGATGCCAAGACGCGGGCGGCTACGTCTCCGATTTGCTCCCAGCTATCGATCGGCTCCAGAATGATACGGACGTTCCCGCCCTTTTGAGGGATGCCCCAGACCGGGGCTTGGTGTTGGAATTTGCTGTCATCGATGCCGATTGCATCCGCGATCCCGTCGAAATAGGATTTGCAGGCAGCCAGAAGGTTGTCGGCATCCCTGTTGCGCCTGATCGGCGGCGGGGAGAAAATGCAGGTCACCTTGATCGCTTCGGCGTCGATCTGCCCGAGAGGCTTGGCCATCTCTCTGGCTGCAAAGCGTGCTGCTTTGGCAGAACGGGCCTTTTCAGACCAGTGAGGCCGGGCGTTTGGGTGGAGATTGCGCGCGGGCCAAGGGAGATCGACGTGCATCACCACCCCCAGATCAGCAGCGAAATGCAGATCGCCCCAAGCGTGGCTGCAAACGCCACAGCAATGACAGCCGCATTGGAAATCATCTGGTCAGCAGAGACGCCGCGCCTGACGATGCGGTCAGGCTCTACCTCGTAGTCGTGCCAGTCGGGGCGGTGGGTCATTGGCCGTCACCCTGCCTTTTTCGCCGCAATTTTTTCAGCCAAAGCCAGAGCTTCAGCCTCAATATCTGAAAGATCGTCATCGGGGTTCAGGGCCTTCTCGACGGAGAGTTCGTGTTGCAGCTTGGCGATTTCCCGCTCGCACAGGTCCAGATACGCAGACCGGATACGCGTAAACAAACCAGCCTCGACAGTTTTCGCTCTACCTGTCCGAAGGTTGTTTAGGGACCAGAACGGAAGCCCGTATCGCCTTTCAAGACGAGACATGGCATTGTTCTGGTCTCCCCAACCTTTCGTTTCTTTCTCGACCATGCGCCGGACATAACCGGCAGCAATCGTTGCGCTACTCGACACTTTGCGCTCCTGATGCTGACTTTCTCTGCACTTCATGCTCTCGGCTCCATGCTTTGATGACGGCATGGAGAACACGAGACAAAAGGGGTTTGAGACTTTGGCTGAGGCCGCGCGACGATTGCTTGCAGGCTTGGAAGCGCGGAAGGCCAGAGAAAAGGAACGAGGTGCAGTGACCCGGGTGTTGCATACCAGCCACCACACCTCTGACGCGGGCGAAGCTGATACCCGATAGATCGCGAAGGTTGGGCGAGAACCAATGCCCTGCGCGTCTGATGAAATTGAAGATCTCCATGCCGCTGGAGAGAGGCCGGGCGTTCGACTTTCCTCGGGTCGGCGTCCGGCCGCGCGTATTGGCTGCAACGATAATCATTGCTCGCCTCGACCGTTTCGGGATGCGTGATGGGTGGCCGGATCGGCGGAGGGTTGGACCGATCCGGCCTCGGTTGCGCCGGGAGGAAGGAGCGCTACCGAATGGGTGTTTCCAAATTCAAATGTCGTCACGAAACCGCGAAGGCCGTTATGCTCGACAGGACGGGGGCCGATGATGCGCAGGCCGGCGTGCTTCTCGGAGACGGTCATCAAACCCACCCAGCAATACGAGCAGCAAGGAGAGCGGCTGGAGCGAATGAAAGAGCGCAGACGATGAATGATGCGATGCTCATTGCGCGGCCTCCGCAGCCCAGTGTGGCGACCATTTGGCAAAGCGGGGGCCAGATATTTGACCTTCCGAAACAGTCATCGTCGCCAGTACGGCAATGAGGCCCTGCATGACGATTTCATGGCTGCCGGCACGGCGCATCTGGACACGGCCCGTGACGCCTTTCTCAACAAGCGCGCGCGCGCCATCGCACAAAGGGACACGGCAGCTTTCAACGAGGACATCACCGTCATGGTAGACGCGATAACGCTGACCGCTTCCGGTGACATGCGTGGGCTCGATGTCAATGATCGCGCTCATGCGCTCTTCTCCAGCTTGGAGGGGCGGCGGGAAGTGGCGGGGCCGAAGATGTCGGGGCGCAGATCGTGGCGGGAAACGCCAGTGATCCTCTCAATGTCCAGTACGCGCTCGGCTGGAACCCTAGTCCAGGAATAGAGCGCCGTGTGTTTGATCCCAAGCTCACGGGCGAGCGCCACGACGCCGCCAGAGGTCTTCGCTGCTTTTTTGACGATAGTGATCATATCGACAACGTAGGCAATGCCTACATAATTGTCAATTGCCTACGTAGGTGAAAAATGCGTAGGCTGAAAATACAAGAGGGGTATGGATATTCACGACAGAATTGCCCACGCTCGCCGGATGGCCGGCCTCACGCAGGATGAGGTTGCCGATCATTTTGGGATCAAGAGACCGTCCGTAGCTCAGTGGGAGGGAAAGAGATCAAAGCCATCGATGAACAAGATCGTCGAACTGGCAAGGCTTCTAAATACGACGCCAGAATGGATCATCAATGAAAGCGGAGACCCTCCGGTGAAGATGGAGGCCCAAGAGGCTGATAGCGCCAGCCTCATTCCCCCTGATCTGGAGCGGGAATTCCTAGAGCGCCTCCGTAGTGCTGACCCTGCTGTTCGTGACAGTGTGTTGACCCTTCTCGGCTTGCGCCCGAAGACCTGAGCAAGCGCATGACTTGCCGTCTCGTTTCGTCGCCAGCCTGACGGAATGCTTGCAGCCAAACGTCTTCCTCACTCATACCAGCCTCCCATTTCCAACAGTGACTCGGAAATGAGAACAAATCAAGAACGTGAAATCCGGTTGAGGGCCGCCGGGAAAGATGCTTGGATACGCTATGCCCGATCCTGTCGCCCCGTTCATCTCCGAGCTTATCCGCGCTGCGAACGAGACAGATCGGCTGACGAAAGCCGAGCGTGCGCGCCTGCTACAGCGGTGCGCGGCCACGATCCGGGATTACCGGCATCAGATCAACTATTCCGAGACGCCAGCGAATGACGGTGGCCCGAACGATGTGGCGCACGAATGGTCGGAAATGGCGCGCCTGATCGACCTTTTCAGCGCCGAGGAAGTCAGCAAGGCGCTTCTGGACGCGGTGGCGACGATCAAGGCGGCGCGGACGCTGCTCGAAATCAAGCATGAGATCGAGGCCGAGGACGGCGGCGGGGCGGCGTAGGCTGGGCGAGGATACGGAGACGGTGGGGAGCGCGTAGAGTGCTGACAATTGGAAAGAGAGGGCCGTTGCCAGCCCTCTCTCTTAAAGGCTAGGCTT